CGAGTCGTGCGAGCGCAAGGTTCATTATCTCAAGGCTTGTCATGCTGTCCCCTTATGCTATCGGGAATACCATCAAGAGAAGGTCGGCGCTCGCGGTCAATGCCATGAGCGTGGTTCCGGTTCCCGTTCCTGATACGGCGCTGCCATAGGTCGCGGTCACGGGCGTGAGGACGAAATACTTGTACCACGATCCTGCGGTAAGCCCGGTGATGGACGCGGCGCTCGATACTGCCGATACGCTGATTGAATCAAGGATGACTGGCCCTGCGTTGGCATTGATACGCGCCCCTGATGCCTGGTAGCCGCCTCTCAAGAATGCCGTGCCGCCGTTGAATGACAGCGTTGCCGAACTGGTGGCAAGGGCGACGAGATTGCCCGCGCTTCCTGCGGTTCTCGCAAGAAATACCTGTGTGGTGTTCGTGTTGGTCGTCGCTTCAACATCGGGGTGGATGGCCGCGCAGTACTGCGTTGCGGTGACTCCGGTGGAATTGACGGCTTCTTTCAGGTTGTCGAGAGAAGCGGCTGCACTGGCTCCGCAAAGCACATTCCCTTCTGTGGTGCCGATGACGCCGACGAACTTGTATACCTTTGTTCCAATGGTCACGGTGTCGTCAACGCCGAGCGTTGCACCGGTTCCGGTGCCAAAGGTGGCCGCGCTTACGGTGAGGTCGGACGCGGGGTCGGAACTTACGACGAGGTTGTAAGCATTGCCCACGGTTCCCGCCAGCTTCGCCTGGAATAACTGCGTTGTGTCTTCGTTTGCTTCTGCCGTGACAAGCGTATGGGCCGCAGCCGCCCAATAGGTCGTACCGCCTCCCGCTGTTCCGTTGACTGCGCTCTTGAGGTTATCAAGCGCGACGGCAGCCGATACGCCGATCAGTACTTCGCCTTCGACGCCGGGCGTTTCGGTGAGTGCGGTTTTGAACGTGTAGACCTTGGAGGCAACCTCGATGGTGGAGTTGTCGGCAGGGCCGGTTGCGCCGACGGTGATTTTTCCTGTTGCCTTGACGTTCACGTTCGTTTCATTGCTGGTCATGGTTGCGGTGGCCTTGCCCGCCGTCCCCGCGACGGCTCCCGCTTCATCGGCAAAGGCTTTTCCTGCGGCGGTCGTGATGTTGGGGAGGGTTGCCTTTTCTGCGGCGCTTGGTCCGTTCGCGTTCACTTCGGTGACAAGCGATGTAGCTGCCGTCGCTACGGCCTGGTGCTGTGCATCTCTGGCTACCCTTATCCGAGTTTCCTCGGCTTCATTGAGGGCAGGCCCCGGATGCGCCGAGTCAAACGTCGGCTCTGTATACGTGATAGCCATAAATGCTCCTTGGAAGAAGGGGCGATTTCTCGCCCCCTCTGACTACTGTTTCTTTCTGCCCCTCTTGGGCGGCTCTTTCGGTTCAATTCCAGGCTCGACAGCGCCCTCGGTTTCGTCAGGAAGTTCCTCGGGCGCGAACGTGAAATGCCGCGCTATGAAAGGGTCTTTCTCGTCAACCACGTACTCGCGCCCCTCTTTATAGAAGTCTATTCCAGGGGCGCAGGTATCTTTGCATATCCCGGTTTTCATCGATTACCCGCTGAATCCGAAGGGAGCCTGCGGGGTGATGAAGATATCCAGGGTTCCCGCGTCGAAGGAAGAGGACGCGGCGCTGACTATCTTGATGCCGAGATACCTTCTGGCGATAACCGGGGGAAGCCTGACCTTCCATACTTCCGTATTCGCCGTGAGCGAAGCCGTGAGAATGGTCGCGCTGGTGAGTTCAACCGTGGTCGTGCCGAGCGACGTGCCCGCTACATCGGTTGCGGCTGCCGTGGACGATACCAGGCTGAACGTGAGCGACGTTCCCGTGGTGAATGCCGTGCCTATCCTGACGATGAGGTACGGCTCCTTCTCGAGAATCCGCGTGCCGACGGTGGAGAGGTCTACCCAGTCAGTGGCATAGTAGGTGCCTGCGGTGGCGACGTTCGTGTAGGAATACGCATCAGCGAACGTAAGACTTTTATCGACGTACATCTGTGTTCTCCTTTCACCTATCAGGTGATCTCGCCGTCGGTGTTGAGGATCGCGTCACACCTGCGGATGGGAAGCCCCATGAAATTGAGTACCGGCGCTCCCATGGGCTTGTCCCAGGTGAGCATATACTTTCCGGCCTCAGCCGCCTGCTTCTGAAGGTACGCGAGAACCTTGGCGTTGCAGTAGATGACGGTCTTCCCGGTGTTGAAGTCGGGAATCTTGTAGTACGCATCGGTCATGGCTCCGAAGAGGTCAATCGCGGTGCGGGGGGCGGCGTCCATCGTGGAAATGTCGATATTCCCGACGCGGACATTGTATCTCCAGTCGCGGACGCACAGGCCGATGTCCCATTTGTAATGGGAGCGATAGCCTTCGTACCTTCCGGCGGGAGTCGCGGAGTCGGTAAGGGTCTGCTGGCCCAGGTCTTCATGGGTGAAGCCGACTTTGGAACCCTTGGGATAGATGAGGTGCGTGGTGTTCTCGCCCCAGGTAACGAACCAGATGGAGGTCGTGTCGTCGCCGGCGATGGAGCCATTCGCGATGGCGGGGACGAGGTTGTACCCGATGGCGGTGGAGGTCGAAGAGCTGACCGTACCGTATCTGGGCTTGAATCCGGTGAACTTCTCTTGGTCGGTGGAGGTGTTGCCATAGAACATGGTGGTCGCCATTTCGTTGTTCATGGCGGCAAGGAAAGATCTGTCCTCGGACAGCCGGAAGCCCGCCGTATTCCCGTTGAGGTCGGCAAGGGCTTTATCGACTTCGGCGTATGCTTCGAGCATGCCGCACGTATCGATGACCTGCGCCGTGGTGGACTTGGAGGGCTGTACGCCGTAGTTCAGGAGTCTCCAGGTAACGGAAGGGAGGCCGGTGCGAATCGTGGTTTTGTGGCCGATGGGCAAGTTCCCCTCGACCGTCACCGCGTCCTTGAGGATTTCGTTCTGCGTGGCAAGCATTTCGATGATCTTTGCCACTTTGTCGTTGGGGTCAAGCCTACTGGCGATATCCAGATAGGTTACATTGGTACCAATGGTAGACAAGGTATTGCTCCTAGTGTGCTACTCCCGGATACATCACTTCTGCGTCGCTCTTCTGTGTCGTGTCCGCGCCAACGGCGTTTATCATAGGCCCCTCGCGCATCTCCTTACCTATCGCCATGAACATCTTTATGATGCTCGGATCATTCCCTAGCCCAGACGCGATAATGAGTTTCGTCGCTTCGGGAGTGCCGAATTTCGTAAAGGCGCGTTCCATGAAAGCCATGTTCTGCTTGTAGTTCACGCCCCATTCTTCCTGTAAAGCACTTCGGGTCTGGTCTGCTTTGACAGCGATCAGTTGCTTCTGATTCGTATACGCCGCCGCTATGGAAGCGTTGTACTTGTCGAAAAGCGTGGATGCCTGTTTCTGCGAGAGTCCTAGATCATGCGCCCATGCGCGGAAGTCTTTTTCGAGTTCCGCTGATGCAAGCTCTTTCGGGAGCTTCGATGTATCAAGGGTATATTTTTCTGGTGAATCTGGCGCTCCAAGTTTCTTGTGATACGCCGCGATATCCTCTGCCGTTGCATCGTCGCCGGGCGGTACTATGGCCTTGCCGAGTTTACCTTCAAGCTCTTTGTAGCTTCGCCCGAGTTCAGATATGTTCTTGAACTTGGTGAAAGCCGCATCGGTCTGGAGTTCTTTCTCAAGCTGTGCCGTCCACTTCGGGGACGCATCGGGTTGCGCTGTCTGCGCGGGTACTGCTCCGGTAAGGACGCTAGTCTGTTCCGGTGCTTCTACGGCGGGTTGATTGTCCGTTACCGGGTCAATCGCCTGTGTTTCTGCCATTTTCTTACTGCTCCTGTCCGCTTTCCACGCGGTCTATCTTTTGAACGTTCAACATCGCCTCAACGAGTGCGAAAGAATCTCCTGAAAACACCTTCCCCGCCAGCTTCGTTGCGAAGTCGCGCAAGATATGCGCGTGTTCGCTTCCTAGCGTATCGAAGTAGCCTAAGTCCTCAAGCATTGCGGTGAACACGATCTTGCCCTCTGGCGTGCTGAATACTGCACGGTAGAGACGTTCAAGCTCCTTGATGCGCTGATCTTCGGGCAGATGGTTGATGTAGGTCATTTTGTATCTTCGCCATATTCGGCGGTGATAAGGAATTGATGCAAAAGACTGGCAAACAGGTCAACATGGCTTTCGTCGCTATGAAGTTTTGATTGCATTTCGTTTAGAATCATGTGGACTAATTCATGGCAAAAGGTTTGATCTAGAAGGTTTTGCGGCGGCCAATTAGTGTTGGGCGCATTGAGAACTATTTCAGCCGTGCGATATCTAGCCTCTCCGGTATGGTCAGTGTCTCTGCAAAGGTTTGAATCATAGCGCACGGCAAAAGTAATCCCGTGGAGCTGAAAACTATCAGGGATTCTGAATTTCTGCTTCATTGCCCTGCTCCCTTGGTCACGTTATCTATCATCGAGCCTGGTACTACGGGCTGGTTCAATTTGTCGGCGTTCCCCGCAAGCATCTTCTGCTGTTCAAGGGCGACGGCCTGATCTTGCTGTGCCTTCTGTGCCTGCGCTCGTGCGGCGCGAAGTTCGTCAATCTCCGGTTTCTCGCGGATGGTTTTCTGCGGTGCGCCCGATGCGTTAGCCCCAGCGTATGCAAGTTCATCCATGTTGAAGTTGTCAATGCTGGTAGAGCCGAACTGTGCGGCCTTGCCCTCGATCTCCACCATTGCGGAAATAAGGCCAAGCGTGGCGGATACGCCCTGATTTTGGTTGAATCGGCGCTGTGCCTGTGCAAGCGGCCCCATGTACTCGATGTCAACACGCCCGCCTTCCTGTGCGAGTCCCTGGGGCGGGGGCGGTATCATCATGCGACGCGAAAGTATGGAGAATACGCGGTCAATGAGGGGGGAAAGGCATTCGCTGTTGAGTCTGCCGATTCTTGCGCCGAGTACTGCAGCCTTCTCGCTTTGGCGCTCCATGACTTCGGTCGCCGTCATCTGGCCTGTTCGCTGTAGGTTCTCAAGCATAAGGAAGAAGTTGACATGGAACTTGTTGCGGACCACGTTGCGCTGATCTTGCAGTTCTTCCCAGCCGAACGGGAAATTCATACCTACATTGATCGGCTCAATCTTGCCGGATAACTGCGAATAGTAGTTGTATCCTTTTGGAACAATCCTTTCACGGCCCTTCATGTT